GATTCCCGGGGCGGTTCACACAGGTACAGCAGGTAGCGCAGATCATCAACGGTGTGTTCAGCCAGTTACTGGCAACTTTCCCGGCGAGCCTGGCTAACCGTGACCAGAATGAACTGAACGAAATCCGCCGCCAGTGGGTGCTGGCTTTTCGGGAAAACGGGATCACCACAATGGAACAGGTTAACGCTGGAATGCGCGTAGCCCGTCGGCAGAATCGACCATTCCTGCCATCACCCGGGCAGTTTGTCGCCTGGTGCCGGGAAGAAGCATCCGTTATCGCCGGGCTGCCAAACGCCAGCGAGCTGGTTGATATGGTTTACGAGTATTGCCGGAAGCGCGGGCTGTATCCGGATGCAGAGTCTTATCCGTGGAAATCAAACGCGCACTACTGGCTGGTTACCAACCTGTATCAGAACATGCGGGCCAATGCGTTGACTGACGCGGAATTACGGCGCAAGGCTGCCGATGAACTGTCCTGTATGACCGCACGAATTAACCGTGGTGAGGCTATACCTGAACCAGTAAAACAACTTCCTGTCATGGGCGGTAGACCTCTAAATCGTGCACAGGCTCTGGCGAAGATCGCAGAAATCAAAGCTAAGTTTGGGCTGAAAGGAGCAAGGGTATGACGGGCAAAGAGGCAATTATTCATTACCTGGGGACTCATAAGAAATTCTGTGCGCAGGACGTTGCCGCGGTAACAGGCGCAACGGTAACCAGCATAAATCAGGCTGCGGCTAAAATGGCGCGGGCAGGAATCCTGGTCGTTGATGGTAAGGTCTGGCGAACGGTGTATTATCGGTTCGCTACCAGAGAAGAATGGGAAGGAAAGGTGAGCACGAATTTGATTTTTAAGGAGTGTCGCCAGAGTGCCGCGATGAAACGGGTATTGAGGGTATATAAAAGAACATCAATGGGTACACAATGATGAAACAGGTGAGTTGAGTTCAAACTGTAGTACAATTCTCTCCAGTTTGAACAGGAAAGAATATGCTATGAATCCTTATATTTATCTTGGTGGTGCAATACTTGCAGAGGTCATTGGTACAACCTTAATGAAGTTTTCAGAAGGTTTTACACGGTTATGGCCATCTGTTGGTACAATTATTTGTTATTGTGCATCATTCTGGTTATTAGCTCAGACGCTGGCTTATATTCCTACAGGGATTGCTTATGCTATCTGGTCAGGAGTCGGTATTGTCCTGATTAGCTTACTATCATGGGGATTTTTCGGCCAACGGTTGGACCTGCCAGCCATTATAGGCATGATGTTGATTTGTGCCGGTGTGTTGGTTATTAATTTATTGTCACGAAGCACACCACATTAAAAATAATTTGTTTTTAAACGACTAAAATATGGAGGCTCGTATATTTATATGGGCCTCGTTTTATGCTTTTTGTTAATGTCTTTAGTTTTTATTCATTCTTTTGTGCTTTCAAGATTATGGTGTAAGAAAATTGCAATACGATTATTGTTGTATATTCAAGATAATGTGACCTTAATTGTCTTTTTAAATAAAAATTAAACAAAAATCATATCTCACCACTAAGGTTTATAAAAGCATACTTTAGCAGGTGTCACCATGAAAAAAGCCATAGCATATATGCGATTTTCATCACCAAGTCAGATGTCTGGTGATTCATTAAACCGCCAGAGAAGGCTTATTACTGAATGGCTAAAGGTAAATAGTGATTATTACCTTGATACCGTAACGTATGAAGATTTGGGGTTAAGCGCATTCAATGGAAAGCATGCACAATCAGGAGCTTTTTCGGAATTTTTAGATGCTATAGAACATGGTTATATATTGCCAGGGACTACATTGTTAGTTGAAAGTCTGGACAGACTTTCAAGAGAAAAAGTCGGTGAAGCGATTGAGCGTCTGAAATTGATTTTGAATCACGGTATTGATGTTATAACTCTTTGCGATAATACAGTCTATAATATTGACTCATTGAATGAGCCATATTCATTAATAAAAGCCATACTTATAGCACAAAGGGCAAATGAAGAAAGCGAGATAAAGTCAAGTCGGGTTAAATTATCATGGAAGAAAAAACGGCAGGATGCCCTGGAGTCAGGCACGATTATGACGGCGTCTTGTCCGAGATGGCTCTCATTGGATGACAAAAGAACGGCTTTTGTTCCAGACCCCGACAGGGTGAAAACTATTGAGCTAATTTTTAAACTCAGGATGGAAAGGCGCTCATTGAATGCAATAGCCAAGTATTTAAATGATCATGCTGTAAAGAATTTCTCAGGAAAAGAAAGTGCATGGGGACCTTCTGTAATTGAAAAATTATTAGCGAATAAAGCTCTGATAGGTATATGCGTACCTTCATATCGTGCAAGAGGTAAAGGAATAAGTGAAATCGCTGGCTATTATCCCAGAGTCATATCAGATGATTTGTTTTACGCTGTGCAGGAAATTCGGTTGGCACCTTTTGGTATTAGCAATAGTAGCAAAAATCCTATGTTGATAAATCTACTTCGAACAGTTATGAAGTGCGAGGCTTGTGGTAATACCATGATTGTTCATGCGGTATCTGGAAGTTTGCATGGCTATTATGTTTGTCCGATGAGAAGACTGCATCGATGTGACAGGCCATCAATAAAGAGAGATTTGGTTGATTATAATATCATTAATGAGTTGCTTTTTAATTGTAGTAAAATCCAACCAGTTGAAAACAAGAAAGATGCTAATGAAACTTTAGAGTTGAAAATTATTGAGCTCCAGATGAAAATTAATAATTTAATTGCTGCATTATCTGTTGCGCCTGAAGTTACCGCTATAGCAGAAAAAATCAGAGTATTAGATAAGGAATTACGAAGGGCTTCTGTATCATTAAAAACTTTGAAGAGTAAAGCGGTGAGTTCACTTGGTGATTTTCATGCTATTGACTTAACCAGTAAAAATGGGCGAGAGCTATGTCGTACACTTGCCTATAAAACATTCGAAAAAATCATAATCAATACAGATAATAAAACCTGTGATATCTATTTTATGAATGGCATTGTTTTTAAACACTATCCTTTAATGAAAACAATATCCGCCCAGCAGGCGATAAGTACTCTCAAATATATGGTTGATGGTGAGGTTTATTTTTGAGTAATAATCACTTTTTCAACCGTGCTATAGTAAGAAAGTTAGGTAAGTACAATAAAATTATCTATCCTGAACGAAGCGTCCTGAGCTATGGTTTTACTATAGGGACTGCCAATGGATGCTGGCGTTCTCGTTCTAGCAGTTCAACAATACCCAATCACAAAACAATTCACTGATAACAAACTTTGTGCACGTGCTTGGTTATGGCGAGCAGGTGATGTGATGTTAACTGCCTGCCAGAACGTTACTCCACTACTTCAGGTTGCGGAGCACCGCGAAGCCGGCCGCTTTACTTCTATCGAGCAAGAATATCCCCAGATACTCAACAGAGCGCGAGCAATCCTCGCCAGAGAAACGGCACATGTAAAATTCCAGCCGTGGCTGGATGATAAGTGGAGTCGAGTGTTACCATAATTCCGTCAGAATCTGTTCCAATAAAGTCACTAGTTAGAAATACTGCCAGCATTCTACGATGACGGAAGTGCTGGCATTTTTTGGGTAATATGCGAGTCCATTTCATAAAATACGGGTGCTGTAAACTGGACGATATAATCTAAAATATACCATTACCAGTAGCGTTCAAATCGCTATGTGCCGATACGGATAAAATTATATTGATTGTGCACATACCTTATTGGATATTACTGAGGGGTATTTATATAAGGTGTAACGATGATGTGGAACTTTGACAGTGCCGACTTAAGTGCAATAGCAGCAGGTATTTCTGCGTTTGGCACATTAGCCGCAGCGGGGTCGGCGCTTGCAAGTTGGTACACGTCAAAAAAAGCGCTGCAGCTACAAAATAGAGTTTACCTTTATGAGTCTTTAAAGGCTTGCGCTGAGAGAGCCAATTCATCAGCTAAAGATAAGCGCGGATCTGAATGGAGCGTTAATGATGCAGCGGATATCATCAGGTGCCTAGTACGGGCGATGGAGATCATCAAGCAGGATAGCCAGCAGAAAGAAGGTAATCAGGCATTAATGTTGAAACAGTACTTTGTTAATCTGCTAATAATGGAACTGTACGAGGAAGTTCATAACGGTGATGCGGCTGATTCTGTTTTTAAAAGTACGGAACCTACACAAGTACTTGATAACTTATGGAGCAAATGGCAGGAGGCTATAGCTTTTTTTGATATTTGGAATTACCCAGTTGCGACTGAGGAAGACTTGGCAGACTAATTTTCAGCACATTTGATTTCCAATAATCAACCAGCCATAATCATGCCATTGGAGCCTGAACAACTCCGGTGACTTCTGCGCTAAACGGGGACGTTTATGCGCACATACAATCCAACCTCTCTTCTCCATTCACAGATGCAGAAATGCACCTGCGATATTTTGCATCCAGCGTTTGATCTCTGCGGAGGTGAAGCGTGAACCTCCCACAAGATGGTATCAAATTGCATCGCGGTAACTTCACCGCTATCGGTCGGCAGATCCAGCCTTATCTGGAGGACGGCAAATGCTTTCGCATGGTGCTTAAACCGTGGCGCGAGAGACGCAGTCTTTCCCAGAATGCACTCAGCCACATGTGGTACAGCGAAATCAGTGAATACCTCATCAGCAAGGGTAAAACGTTCGCCACTCCAGCTTGGGTAAAAGATGCTCTCAAACACACATATCTCGGTTATGAAACCAAAGACCTGGTTGATGTCGTAACCGGTGATATCACCACTATCCAGTCGTTACGCCATACCTCCGATCTTGATACCGGAGAGATGTATGTCTTCCTGTGTAAGGTTGAAGCCTGGGCGATGAATATTGGCTGCCACCTGACTATTCCGCAGAGCTGCGAGTTCCAGCAGCTCCGCGACAAACAGGAGGCGTAATGGCTACACCGCTTATTCGTGTCATGAACGGACACATCTACAGAGTACCAAATCGTCGTAAGCGTAAACCGGAGCTGAAGCCTTCCGAAATACCAACACTGCTCGGATATACCGCCAGCCTGGTTGATAAAAAATGGTTGCGACTGGCAGCAAGGAGGAATCATGGCTGATTTGAGAAAAGCAGCGCGTAGTCGGGAATGCCAGGTAAGAATCCCTGGCGTATGTAATGGCAACCCTGAAACGTCTGTACTGGCACATATCCGGCTGACTGGATTGTGCGGCACCGGTACCAAACCGCCAGACCTGATTGCCACCATTGCATGTTCTGCCTGCCACGACGAAATCGACCGCCGCACACATTTTGTTGACGCTGGATATGCAAAAGAATGCGCGCTGGAAGGTATGGCGAGAACACAGGTTATCTGGCTGAAAGAGGGGGTTATTAAGGCGTGAATACCTACAGCATCACATTACCCTGGCCTCCGAGCAATAATCGCTATTACCGCCATAATCGCGGGCGCACGCACGTCAGCGCAGAGGGGCAGGCATACCGCGATAACGTCGCCCGAATCATTAAAAACGCAATGCTGGATATCGGCCTGGCTATGCCTGTGAAAATCCGCATTGAGTGCCACATGCCGGATCGCCGTCGCCGTGACCTGGATAATCTGCAAAAAGCCGCTTTTGACGCACTCACTAAAGCAGGTTTCTGGCTGGATGATGCTCAGGTCGTTGATTACCGTGTTGTGAAGATGCCTGTTACCAAAGGTGGGAGGCTGGAACTGACCATCACCGAAATGGGGAATGAATGATGTTTGAGTTTTATATGGCAGAACTTCTTCGCCACCGCTGGGGGCATCTGCGCTTATATCGTTTCCCCGGTTCTGTTTTGACCGATTACCGAATACTGAGGAATTACGCCAAAACACTGAAAGGAGCTGCCGCATGAATACCCAATATTTACAGTATGTCCGCGAGCAACTCATGGTGGCTACCGCTGACTTGAGCGGAGCAACGAAAGGCCAGCTTGAAGCCTGGCTGGAGCATGCACAATTTGATACTGGTACATACAAACGAAAGAAGCGACGCATTCTGGATGAGGTAACTGGCAAGATTATTATGCTGGATAATCTGCCGATTTCCGGTAAACAGTCGTACGCAAAAGGTTCATCTGTCGCCCTGATCAGTCCGGTCGAGTTTTCAACCTCTTCATGGCGCCGCGCTGTTCTGTCTCTCGATGAGCATCAGAAAGCATGGTTGCTGTGGAGTTACAGTGAAAATATTCGCTGGGAGCATCAGGTTGCCATAACGCAGTGGGCATGGAGCGAGTTTAAGACTCTGTTGGGTACCAGAAAAATTGCAGGTAAGACACTGGAACGCCTGAAGAAGTTGATCTGGCTGGCGGCACAGGATGTGAAGAGCGAACTGGCAGGGCGTGAGGCTTATGAATACCAGGAACTGGCGTCACTGGTGGGAGTGACATCAAAAAACTGGTCTGAGACATTCACTGAACGCTGGGTTGCAATGAAGCACATTTTTCTACAGCTTGATAGCGAAGCTTTATTGCTTCTAACGAGAACACGTTCAAAACAAAAGGCGACATTTTCACAGCAAAATATTGCAAAACTGGATTAAAAAGCATATATTTCATATAAATCTGATATTTTGCCAATGTTGTACGCACTGGCAGTAATCCAAATTCAAGCTCGAGGTTTAAAGCCTTGGGCTTTTCTGTTTCTGGGCGGTGAGTATCCTTCCAACGTACCCCAGCCAGGGTGTCTTCAGCTGTTGAGTTGATATTGCTTAACCCTCTGTTGCCAGCTACATGCTGGCTTTTTTATTCCAGGCTTGCGGGGAGCATCAACTCCGTGCTTTGTCGTTAAATTACCCCGTGAGCCTGATTTCTGACATTTAACGTCCCGGCCTTTTGTCGGCGGCGAAACATTGGCTATTCATATGCACGAAAAAGAGAGCCTTGCCGGAGCGTTCTGGCTCGTTTTGCTGATCATCGCAGGTTGGGGCGGTCTAGTCCGCTACCTGATAGATGTGAAGCAGAGTAAAGCAACGTGGAGTTGGATAAATGCTCTGGCTCAGATAGTGGTATCAGGATTCACCGGTGTTATTGGTGGCCTGATCAGCATCGAAAGTGGATTCAGTATTTACATGATTCTCGCGACAGCGGGGATTAGTGGTGCGATGGGTTCGGTTGCACTGACGTACTTCTGGGAACGACTGACAGGGGTGAAAAATGCAAAATCTTAATCCTCAGCGTAAAGCTTTCCTCGATATGGTGGCATGGTCAGAAGGAACGGATAACGGGCGACAACCGACACGTAACCACGGTTATGATGTTATTGTTGGTGGCGAACTGTTCACTGATTACTCCGATCACCCTCGCAAACTTGTCACGCTAAACCCCAAACTCAAATCAACAGCCGCCGGACGTTATCAGCTTCTTTCACGCTGGTGGGATGCTTACCGTAAGCAGCTTGCTCTGAAAGACTTCTCTCCGAAAAGCCAGGATGCTGTGGCATTGCAGCAGATTAAGGAGCGTGGCGCTTTACCGATGATTGATCGCGGTGATATTCGTCAGGCAATTGACCGTTGCAGCAATATCTGGGCTTCACTGCCGGGCGCTGGTTATGGTCAGTTCGAGCATAAGGCTGACAGCCTGATTGCAAAATTCAAAGAAGCAGGCGGAACGGTCAGAGAGATTGAGGTATGAGCAGAGTAACCGCGATTATTTCCGCTCTGGTTATCTGCATCATCGTTTGCTTGTCATGGGCTGTTAATCATTACCGCGATAACGCCATTACCTACAAAGCCCAGCGCGACAAAAATGCCAGAGAACTGAAGCTGGCGAACTCGACAATTACTGACATGCAGATGCGTCAGCGTGATGTTGCTGCGCTCGATGCAAAATACACGAAGGAGTTAGCTGATGCGAAAGCTGAAAATGATGCTCTGCGTGATGATGTTGCCGCTGGTCGTCGTCGGTTGCACATCAAAGCAGTCTGTCAGTCAGTGCGTGAAGCCACCACCGCCTCCGGCGTGGATAATGCAGCCTCCCCCCGACTGGCAGACACCGCTGAACGGGATTATTTCACCCTCAGAGAGAGGCTGATCACTATGCAAAAACAACTGGAAGGAACCCAGAAGTATATTAATGAGCAGTGCAGATAGCGCTGCCCATATCGATGGGCAACTCATGCAATTATTGTGAGCAATACACCCGCGCTTCCAGCGGAGTATAAATGCCTAAAGTAATAAAACCGAGCAATCCATTTACGAATGTTTGCTGGGTTTCTGTTTTAACCACATTTTCTGCGCCGCCACAAATTTTGGCTGCATCAACAGTTTTCTCCTGTCCAATTCCCGAAACGAAGAAATGATGGGTGATGGTTTCCTTTGGTGTTACTGCTGTCGGTTTGTTTCCAACAGTAAACGTCTGTTGAGCACATCCTGTAATAAGCATTGCCAGAGCGGCAGAAAACAACATTTTTTTCATCTTATTATCCTGCATTGTTAAAAACGGCAGAATCCTATGTGACAACAATTAAACGATAGTTAAATGGATTGATGAAAATTAAAACTATATAGGTGTACGGTCAGACTATTGGAGGTAGTCAGGATTTGAATGTCAGTCTGTTGTCGGCATTCTGGCAATGCAATTTGGATAAAGCGGGGATTAAAAAGATAGAGGCGAGCCGGTCAGGTAGAAATGAATCAGGCTCAAAGTGAAGCGGAAAAGGTCTGTGGTACAAGCTGATGCAGCCATAATTACAGCCTGATGATTTGTGGAATGAAACATGTTGAACCTCCTTAATTGATGTTATTCGAGTGATGAAGGCATTCTGTCCTTCTATAGTGTCCAGTAAATCAAACAGGAAACTTGTCCAACGTGTTGGACAAGCCTCTCCATTAGTGAGTTGTATTGATCACAACTCTACAAAGAATTCATTACTGGGTAGATGAAAATAGTTTCACGATGAATGGAGGAGGCTATGTCGGTGGCTTCTTCATTGGAGTACATATGCCATCACGAATCCCAAAAGCCTGCCGTGTTCGTGGCTGCCGCCATACCACCACAGACCCGTCAGGCTATTGTGAAAGCCACAAAAGCGAAGGCTGGAAGCAATACAAGCCAGGACAATCCCGTCATCAGCGCGGTTATGGTTCGAAGTGGGATGTTATCCGCGTGCGTGTGTTGAAGCGTGACAAAGGCCTGTGTCAGTTATGTCTGCGTTCTGGTGTGGTGCGTGAGGCGAAAACTGTTGACCACATCATCCCTAAAGCGCATGGCGGCACTGATGCTGACAGTAATCTGCAGAGTCTGTGCTGGCCGTGCCATAAGGCGAAGACGGCCCGTGAACGGTTAAAGTGATAATAATTCTCAACTGTCTGAGGGGAGGGGCGGGTCAAATCCCTGTGACCTGACGTCTTCCGGACTGCCCGCCCCATCGTTTTTTTATACCCGCGAAAAATGAAATTTAACCAGGAGTGCCGCATATGGCTGGAACGGCGGGGCGTTCCGGGCGTCGCCCCAAGCCAACGGCGCGCAAGGCGCTGGCCGGAAACCCCGGCAAGCGAGCCCTGAATAAAGATGAACCTGTTTTTACGCCCATCAAAGGTGTTGAGCCACCGGAGTGGTTCGCTGAAGAAGATCTCCCTCTCGCTACGATCATGTGGCAACTGACAACTAAAGAACTCTGCGGTCAGGGCCTGCTGTGCGTGACTGACCTCGCGGTGCTTGAGCGGTGGTGCGTGGCCTACGAGTTCTGGCGACGTGCCGTGAAAAATATTGCCAGACAGGGCAACACCATCACCGGTGCAATGGGCGGTATGGTCAAAAATCCGGAGCTGACCGCCAAAAAAGAACAGGAGTCCGAGATGAGCAGTACGGGGGCAATGCTCGGACTCGACCCCAGCAGCCGCCAGCGTCTGATTGGCCTGGCGGGGAAGAAGAAAGCCACTAACCCGTTTCTGAAAATCATCGAATCATGAGCCGGAAATCTTACCCCAACGTAAATGCTGCCAATCAGTATGCCCGTGATGTCGTGCGCGGAAAGATTGTGGCCTGCCAGTTTGTGATTCAGGCCTGCCAGCGCCATCTTGATGACCTGATGGCGGAAAAAAGTAAGTCGTTTCGTTACCGCTTCGACAAGGACCTGGCTGAACGGGCCGCCAAATTTATTCAGCTGTTGCCACACACCAAGGGTGAGTGGGCATTCAAACGGATGCCCATCACGCTGGAGCCGTGGCAGCTCTTTGTGATCTGCTGTGCGTTTGGCTGGGTCAATAAAGGCACCCGGTTGCGTCGCTTCCGTGAGGTGTATACCGAAATCCCCCGTAAGAACGGCAAATCGGCAATCTCTGCCGGTGTTGCCCTGTATTGTTTTGCCTGTGATAACGAGTTCGGTGCGGAAGTGTATTCCGGTGCCACGACGGAGAAACAGGCATGGGAAGTCTTTCGCCCGGCACGACTGATGTGTAAACGCACACCCATGCTGACGGAAGCGTTCGGGATTGAGGTTAACGCCTCAAACATGAACCGTCCGGAGGATGGCGCGCGGTTTGAACCGCTGATTGGTAACCCCGGTGATGGTTCATCCCCCCACTGTGCGGTGGTGGATGAATATCACGAGCACGCCACCGATGCGCTTTACACCACGATGCTTACCGGGATGGGGGCGCGACGCCAGCCACTGATGTGGGCCATTACCACCGCCGGGTACAACATTGAGGGGCCGTGCTACGACAAACGGCGGGAAGTCATCGAGATGCTCAACGGCTCGGTGCCCAACGATGAACTGTTCGGGATCATCTATACCGTTGACGAAGGCGACGACTGGACCGACCCGCAGGTGCTGGAAAAAGCTAACCCGAATATCGGTGTGTCGGTTTATCGCGAGTTTTTGTTAAGCCAGCAGCAACGTGCGAAAAATAACGCCCGTCTGGCAAACGTCTTTAAAACAAAACACCTCAATATCTGGGTGTCGGCGCGTTCGGCGTATTTCAACCTGGTGAGCTGGAAGAGCTGCGAGGATAAATCACTGACTCTTGAGCAGTTCGAGGGGCAGCCGTGCATTCTGGCCTTTGACCTGGCGCGTAAGCTGGATATGAACAGCATGGCGCGACTTTATACCCGCGAGATTGACGGTAAAACGCATTACTACAGTGTGGCCCCGCGTTTCTGGGTACCGTATGACACGGTGTATAGCGTCGAGAAAAATGAAGATCGCCGGACAGCTGAACGCTTTCAGAAATGGGTGGAAATGGGCGTCCTGACCGTTACCGATGGTGCAGAGGTGGATTATCGCTACATTCTCGAGGAGGCCAAAGCGGCGAACAAAATCAGCCCGGTCAGCGAGTCACCCATCGACCCCTTCGGGGCGACCGGGCTGTCACATGACCTTGCTGATGAAGACCTGAATCCCATCACCATCATTCAGAACTACACCAACATGTCCGACCCGATGAAAGAGCTGGAAGCGGCAATTGAATCGGGGCGCTTTCATCATGATGGCAATCCCATCATGACCTGGTGTATCGGCAACGTGGTCGGCAAAACCATTCCGGGTAACGATGATGTGGTGAAGCCCGTCAAAGAGCAGGTGGAAAACAAAATCGATGGTGCAGTTGCGCTGATTATGGCGGTTGGCAGAGCCATGCTGTATGAGAAAGAAGACACGCTGTCCGACCACATTGAGTCCTACGGGATCCGCTCGCTTTAACTGAGGTAATTATGATCATGCTGATTCTCGCGCCTCTGGTGGGCGTGCTGGGGGTGCTTTTGCTGGCGTATGGTGCCTGGCTGATTTATCCCCCGGCGGGGTTTGTTGTTGCCGGGGCGTTGTGCCTGTTCTGGTCGTGGCTGGTAGCGCGATATCTCGACCGTACACAGATGTCTGTTGGTGGAGGTAAATAGTGTTCTTTTCGGGATTATTTCAACGAAAAAGTGACGCACCGGTGACCACGCCAGCAGAGCTGGTGGATGCTATCGGGCTGTCATACGACACCTATACCGGAAAGCAGATCAGCAGCCAGAGGGCCATGCGACTGACGGCGGTTTTTTCCTGCGTCAGGGTGCTGGCGGAGTCGGTCGGGATGTTGCCCTGCAACCTGTATCACCTGAACGGCAGCCTGAAGCAGAGAGCCACTGGCGAACGTCTGCATAAGCTGATCTCCACGCATCCCAATGGCTATATGACGCCGCAGGAGTTCTGGGAGCTGGTGGTCACCTGTCTGTGCCTGCGGGGAAACTTTTACGCCTACAAAGTGAAAGCATTTGGCGAAGTGGCTGAACTGCTGCCCGTCGATCCCGGCAGTGTGGTACCGAAGCTTAACAGTAGCTGGGAGCCGGTCTATCAGGTCACATTCCCGGATGGCTCCACGGATGTACTGAGCCAGGAGGATATCTGGCATGTGCGCACGCTGACGCTGGACGGACTGGTGGGGCTGAATCCCATCGCCTATGCCCGCGAGGCAATATCGCTGGCGGCAGCGACCGAAGAGCACGGGGCCAGACTGTTCAGCAATGGCGCGGTGACGTCGGGTGTGTTGCGTACAGAGCAGACGCTGTCAGATCAGGCTTACGAGCGCCTGAAGAAAGATTTTGAGGAGCGTCACACCGGGCTTGGCAATGCTCACCGCCCGATGATCCTTGAGATGGGGCTGGACTGGAAGTCGATGGCGCTGAACGCCGAGGACAGCCAGTTCCTGGAAACCCGCAAGTTTCAGCTTGAAGAAATCTGTCGTCTGTTCCGGGTGCCGTTGCACATGGTGCAGAACACCGATCGCGCCACCTTCAACAATATCGAAGAGCTGGGGCTGGGATTTATCAACTATTCACTGGTGCCGTATCTGACCCGCATCGAACAGCGGATCAACACCGGACTGGTACGAAAAAGTAAGCAGGGCGTTTATTACGCCAAATTTAACGCCGGGGCGTTACTGCGCGGGGATATGAAGTCCCGTTTTGAAGCCTACGCCACCGGGATCAACTGGGGAATTTACTCTCCCAATGACTGCCGCGACCTGGAAGATATGAATCCACGACCCGGTGGTGATGTCTATCTCACACCGATGAACATGACCACGAAACCCTCCGATGGCAGTAAAGCCGGTAAGCAGAAGGATAACGCCAATGCAGACGAAACAACGTCTTGATGTACCGCTGAGTCTGAAATCTGTCAGTGACTCCGGTGAGTTTGAAGGGTATGGCTCCGTCTTTGGTGTAAAGGACAGCCACGATGATGTGGTGATGTCCGGGGCATTTGCTGCTTCCCTGCGGGCGTGGAGTGACAGAAAAGCGTTACCTGCGCTGCTCTGGCAGCACCGCATGGATGAACCCATCGGTGTTTACACTGAAATGAAGGAAGACGATGTCGGGCTTTACGTCAGGGGACGGTTGCTTATTGATGATGATCCCCTCGCAAAACGCGCACATGCACACATGAAGGCCGGTTCGTTAACCGGCCTTTCTATTGGGTACGTCCTGAAAGACTGGGAATACGACCGGAGCAAAGAAGCCTTTCTGCTGAAAGAAATCGACCTCTGGGAAGTCAGCCTGGTGACGTTCCCGTCTAACGACGAGGCGCGGATCAGCGACGTCAAGAACGCACTGGCCCGCGGGGAAATCCCCGAACAGAAAAAAATCGAAAGAGTCCTGCGTGATGTCGGACTCTCCCGTACCCAGGCCAAAGCATTCATGGCCGGGGGCTATGGCGCACTGTCCCTGCGCGACGCTGAGGATGTGGGCTCTGCACTGAATGCACTGAAAAATCTGAACTTCTAATCAGGAGAAATACGATGGCGGTTGATATTAAAGATGTCGAACAGGTCGCGCAGGAGCTGCAGCAGAAGTTTGACGACTTCAAAGCAAAGAACGACAAGCGCGTGGATGCGATTGAGCAGGAAAAAGGCAAGCTTGCCGGGCAGGTGGAAACCCTGAACGGGAAACTCAGCGAGCTGGAAAACCTCAAAAGCGATCTTGAAAAAGAGCTGCTTGAGCTGAAACGTCCGGCAGGTGGTGCGCAAAATAAACTGGCCACCGAGCATAAAGAAGCGTTTGTGGGCTTCCTGCGTAAAGGCCGTGAAGACGGTCTGCGCGATCTGGAGCGTAAGGCATTGCAGGTGGGTACCGATGAAGACGGTGGCTACGCCGTGCCGGAAGAACTGGATCGCAACATTCTTAACCTGCTGAAAGATGAAGTGGTGATGCGTCAGGAAGCCACGGTGATCACCGTTGGCGGTTCCGACTACAAAAAACTGGTGAATCTGGGCGGTACGGCTTCCGGATGGGTGGGGGAAACGGATACGCGATCCCAGACTGCCACCTCCAGACTGGAGCTGATTGAACCTCTCATGGGGGAAATCTACGGCAACCCGCAGGCTACCCAGAAAATGCTGGACGATGCCTTCTTCAACGTGGAGGCCTGGATCAACAGCGAGCTGGCAACCGAATTTGCCGAACAGGAAGAAATTGCCTTTACCTCAGGCAATGGCACCAAGAAGCCGAAAGGGTTCCTGGCGTATGAATCCACTGATGAAACCGACAAGGTCCGGGCGTTCGGCAAACTTCAGCATATTGTATCCGGCGAAGCGACCGCGGTGACCGCAGACGCCATTATCAAACTGATTTACACGCTGCGTAAGGCACACCGCACTGGCGCGAAGTTCATGATGAACAACAACAGCCTGTTTGCCATACGTCTGCTGAAAGACACCGAGGGTAACTATCTGTGGCGTCCGGGGCTGGAACTGGGGCAGCCGTCCTCTCTGGCGGGTTACGGTATCGCTGAAAACGAACAGATGCCGGATATCGCCGCTGATGCGAAAGCCATTGCATTTGGTAACTTCAAACGGGGTTACACCATCGTTGACCGTATCGGCACCCGCATTCTGCGTGACCCGTACACCAATAAACCGTTTGTCGGTTTTTATACCACCAAGCGCACCGGCGGGATGCTGGTCGATTCGCAGGCCATCAAACTGCTGAAGATTGCAGCGGCGTAATCACTCAGGGGCGCGGAACCGCGCCCCCTGTTCTGACGGGTGAAGAATCATGATCCTGAAACAAGATCTGAAATGGTCACCGGACGGTATGCGTGTTGAGGTCATTCGGGCCGGTGAGTATGACGACGGGGCGCTTCCTGCCCGTGTGCAGGAGATTGCACTTCAGGCCGGGTTAGCAGAGCGCGGAATCAGTGCAAAAAGCAGTAAAGCGGCAAAAGAGAAAAAAGCCACGACCAGTAAAGAGGGCTGAGCATGCTTCTGACAATGGAAGAGATTAAAGCCCAACTCCGGCTGGATGAGGATTTCGATACTGATGACCGCCATCTGCAACTGCTGGCCTGTGCGGCACAAAAGCGGACGGAAACGTATCTGAACCGGAAGCTCTATGCACCGGATGAAACCATTCCGGACAGCGATCCGGACGGGCTGCACCTGCCGGATGATATTCGTCTGGGGATGCTGATGCTTATCAGCCATTTTTACGAAAACCGCTCGTCGGTTACGGAAGTGGAGAAACTCGACATGCCGCAGAGTTTTGGCTGGCTTGTCGGCCCGTACAGGTACTTTCCGCAATGAAAATTCGTCAGGCGCAGACCAGCGCAACCTACATTCTGCCGGACCCCGGTGAACTGAATAAACGCGTCCTGATCCGCCAGCGGGTGGATATGCCCGCGGATAACTTTGGCGTGGAGCCTCAATACCCGGTTACGTTCCGGACATGGGCGAAGGTTATCCAGACCAGTGCCACCACCTGGCAGGAAACCGCGCAGACCGGGGACGCCATCACCCATTACATCACCATTCGTTACCGCCGGGGGATCACTGCTGATTATGAGGTGGTCTGTGATGACAGTGTGTACCGGGTGAAACGTCAGCGTGATCTGAACGGGGCGCGGCGCTTTCTGCTGCTGGAGTGTACGGAGCTGGGCGAATGTAGGCAGAGTCACGGAGGCAGCAATGGCGACTCCCTTTTTTCACGTTGATGTTCAGCAGCCCGCCGAGATGCGCTTTAACCGCGCCCGTGTCCGGCGGGCGTTTGTCACGATTGGGCAGCGTCATATGCGTGATGCCCGTCGGCTGGTGATGCGCCGTGCGCGGTCGGCACCGGGTGAAAACCCCGGTTATCAGACCGGACGCCTGGCACGTTCGATTGGTTATATGGTACCCAGAGCCAGTAAACATCGCCCCGGTTTTATGGCACGTATAGCCCCTAACCAGCGTAATGGTGAGGGAAACCGCCGCATCACCGGTGATTTTTATCCGGCTTTTTTGTTCTATGGCGTGAGGCGAGGGGCAAAACGTCGTCGTAGTCATCATCGTGGTGCATCCGGTGGCAGCGGCTGGCGGCTGGCTCCACGTAATAACTTTATGGTGGAAACTCTTGAAAAGAACCGCAGCTGGACACGCTATTTTCTGGCGCGGGAATTACGTAAATCACTGAAGCCGGAGCGACGACGCAGATGAAACTGACGCCTGTTATTGCTGCGCTGCGTGCCCGCTGCCCGTATTTTGAAAACCGGGTGGCAGGCGCGGCACAGTTCAAAAATCTGCCGGAGGTCGGAAAGCTGAGACTCCCGGCGGCGTATGTGGTACCGGGTGATGACTCTCCGGGAGAAAACAAAAGCCAGACCGACTACTGGCAGGAGCTGAAAGAGGGCTTCTCCGTGGTTGTCATACTGAGTAACGGGCGTGATGAGCGCGGTCAGTTTGCCTCGTATGATGTGGTGGACGATGTCCGGCAGATGCTCTTTAAGGCTCTGCTGGGCTGGAACCCGGAGGCGTGCGGTAACCCGATTACCTATGACGGCGGCACGCTGCTGGATCTGAATCGTCATGAGCTGATTTATCAGTTCGATTTTTCGGTCATCAGCGAGCTGACTGAAGACGATACCCGCCAGCAGGATGACCTGAACAGTCTGGATGAACTGCGAACGCTGGCGATTGATGTTGATTATCTCGATCCCGGTAACGGGCCTGACGGCGATATCGAACATCACACCGAAATACCCCTTCCTTCCTGAGGATCATCATGTTTGTGAAACCTGTTAAAGGGCGGTCAGTGCCTGACCCTGCCCGCGGCGACCTTTTGCCCGCCGAAGGGCGAAATGTTGATGAGAACAACTACTGGCTGCGCCGTGAAGCAGCGGGTGATATCCGGCGCGTGAATAAAAAGGTGAACACCGATGACGATAAGCTTTAATACCATTCCGTCGAATACGCTGGTTCCGCTGTTTTATGCGGAAATGGATAACCAGGCTGCGAATACTGCACAGGACAGCGGAGCATCGCTGCTGATTGGTCATGCCAATAACGGTGCAGAGATTGTTGCCAACAGTCTGGTGCTGATGCCGTCGGCAGACTATGCACGCCAGATTTGTGGTGCGGGAAGTCAGCTGGCGCGTATGGTCGAGGCTTATCGCCAGACCGACCCGTTTGGTGAGCTGTATGTGATTGCCGTTCCTGAATCCACGGGCGCGGCGGCAACAGTTACGCTGACGGTGACCGGGGCGGCAACCGAAACCGGCACGGTGAATGTTTATGTGGGACGTACCCGCGTGCAGGCACCGGTGACCAACGGCGATAACGTCACGACGATTGCCGGCAGTATCCAGGATGCCATCAATGCCGTTCCGGCCCTGCCGTTTACGGCCTCATCTTCGGCAGGCGTGGTCACGCTGACCGCGCGTCATAAGGGGCTTTGCGGGAATGAAATTCCTGTCAGCCTCAATTACTACGGCTTCGGTGGGGGCGAAGTGCTGCCAGCGGGCGTACAGATTGCCGTGGCGACGGTGACCGCCGGAACGGGCGCTCCGGTTCTCACCGGCGCGGTGGCTGCAATGGCGGATGAGCCGTTTGATTATATCGGCCTGCCGTTCAACGACACGGCCTCCGTTAACACGCTGGTGACCGAGATGAACGATACCAGCGGTCGCTGGAGCTATGCGCGTCAGCTGTATGGTCATGTGTATACGGCAAAGACCGGTACGCTGTCAGAACTGGTGACCGCAGGTGACCAGTTTAACCAGCAGCACATTACCCTGGCGGGGTACGAAAAAGAGACCCAGACGCCTGCCGACGAGCTGGCGGCAAGCCGTACCGCCCGCGCAGCGGTGTTTATTCGCAACGATCCGGCACGTCCCACGCAGACCGGTGAGCTGGTGGGTATGCTGCCTGCGCCGAAGGGGAAACGGTTCACGATGACTGAACAACAGACCCTGTTGTCTCATGGCGTGGCAACGGCGTATGTCGAAAGCGGGGTACTGCGCATTCAGCGTGATGTCACCACGTACAGGAAAAACGCTTACGGGGTTGCGGATAACAGCTACCTCGACAGTGAGACGCTGCATACCAGCGCGTATGTACTGCGCAAACTGAAATCCGTCATTACCAGTAAGTACGGGCGTCACAAGCTTGCCAGTGACGGTACCCGCTTTGGTCCCGGTCAGGCAATTGTCACCCCGGCGGTGATCAAAGGGGAACTGCTGGCAACCTACCGTCAGCTTGAGCGTGCGGGGATCGTGGAAAACTACGAACTGTTTAAGCAGTACCTGGTTGTGGAGCGTGATGCCAGCGATCCGAACCGTCTGAACACGCTGTTCCCACCTGACTATGTTAACCAGTTGCGTGTCTTTGCCGTGGTTAACCAGTTCCGTCTTCAGTATTCAGAGGAGTCTGCATAATGGCCCGTATCGGGGGAACCTGTTATTTCAAAATTGACGGTCAGCAGCTATCGCTGACCGGCGGCATTGAGGTGCCCATGAACAGGACGGTCAATGATGACATCATCGGCCTGGACGGTTCAGTGGACCGCAAGGAAACTCACCGTGCGCCTTATGTCAAAGGGACCTTCAAGGTGCCGAAGAATTTTCCGGTGAGTAAAATCACCTCGTCTGATGAGATGACCATCACTGCCGAGCTGGCGAACGGTCAGGTCTATGTATTGTCGTCCGCCTGGCTGCACGGAGAAGCGAACCATAATGCCGAAGAAGGCACGGTTGATCTTGAGTTCCACGGTGAAGAAGGGGATTACCAGTAATGAAAGAGCTTGAGTTAAAGAAACCGATTATCGCTCATGGTGAGACACTCTCCGTACTGGAGTTTGATGAACCCACCGGGAAGGATGTCCGCGAGCTGGGGTATCCCTACCAGATGAATCAGGATGAGTCCGTCAGACTTCTGGCGCATGTGGTGTCGAAATACATTGTGCGGCTGGCGAAAGTGCCGCAAAGCTCTGTCGACCAGATGTCTCCGGCAGACCTGAATGCAGCGGCGTGGCTTGTGGCTGGTTTTTTCCTCCAGGCCTGACGGCTGAATACCTCACTGATCGCTTCTTTGACTGCGCCAGCTACTGGCGCATTAATCCCTTCGAATTGCTGAATATGCCGATCAGTGAAATTCCCTTGCTGGTCAGTCAGGCAAACAGGATAGAGCAGGAGAAACGCACACATGGCTGAATTTGAGCTTAAGGCGTTGATCACCGGTGTCGACAGGCTTTCTCCCGCGCTGTCGAAAATGCAAAAGAAAATCCGGGGATTTAAACGCCAGGCGGAAGAAGCGTCACAGGGTGGGCTGGCGCTTGGTGGCGGACTGGCAGCGGGTCTGACGCTTTCCCTGAAATCTTATGCCGATCAGGAAAACGCCGCCACCGGGCTGAAAGTCGCCATGATGGATGCGAACGGCGAGGTTGGAAAGAGTTTTCAGGACATCAATAAACTGGCTATTGGCCTGGGTAACCAGCTACCCGGTACAACGGCTGATTTCCAGAACATGATGCAGATGCTGGTGCGTCAGGGGATCCCGGCAGAAAACATTCTTGGTGGTGTGGGTAAAGCGACAGCTTATCTTGCGGTACAACTGAAAAAAACACCGGAAGCGGCTGCTGAGTTTGCTGCAAAGATGCAGGATGCTACCGGAACGGCGTCAGAAGACATGATGGGGCTGTTCGACACTATCCAGAAGGCGTTTTATCTGGGCGTTGACGATACCAACATGTTGTCCTTCTTCACTAAAACCAGTTCTGTTCTGAAGATGGTGAACAAGGACGGTCTTCAGGCTGCACAGAGCCTTGCCCCCATCAGCGTCATGATGGATCAGATGGGGATGAACGGGGAGTCGGCAGGTAATGCCCTGCGAAAAGTTATCCAGTCCGGATTAAGTGTTAAGAAAATCAGGGACGTCAATAAAGTCATGGCCCGCCAGAAACTCGGGGTACAGCTCGATTTTACTGACGGCAAAGGAAGTTTTGGCGGTCTTGATAACATGTTCAGGCAACTGGCAAAGTTGCGAAAACTGACCGACGTTAAGCGAACAGGCGTACTTAAGGCAATATTTGGTGATGATGCTGAAACCCTTCAGGTGGTCAATGCTCTGATCGATAAAGGAAAGGATGGTTACGATCAGATCCAGCAGAAGATGAATAAACAGGCCAGCCTGAATAAACGTGTTCAGGCACAGCTTGGTACGCTGTCCAACCTGTGGGAGGCAATGACGGGGACCGCAACTAACGGTCTTGCAGCTATTGGCGGCGCATTTTCTGGTGACGCTAAAAATATCACGCAATGGCTGGGGGAGTTGGGGGAAAAATTCACGAAGTTTGCGGATGAAAATCCCCGGGTTATTCGCGGCGTCGTCGGGCTTGCTGCCGGTCTTGCGATTCTGAAGCTGGGATTGATGGGCGTGGGCAGTGCCATCAGTATTGTCAGCAGGATCATGTCGATGACGCCGATTGGCATGATTGCGACGGCGATAGCCCTGGCTGCGGGATTAATTATCACTAACTGGGATGTTGTCGGACCTTATTTCAAGAAGCTCTGGGAAACCATTGGTCCTTATTTTGAGGCTGGCTGGGAACTCCTTAAGAAAGTTTTTGCCTGGTCGCCGCTGGGGATGGTGATCAATAACTGGGGGCCGGTTGTTAAGTGGTTTCAGGATATGTGGGACAAGCTGAAGCCAATTATTGAGTGGTTTACCGACAGTTCCGGAGACACGGTCGATGCCATTAACTCTGCGCAGTGGGGCGCGGGTGCTTATGATGCTTATGGGACGGGAATACCGGCACGGGGATACACACCTTATCCGGCGGTAGATCCGGCTCAGTCAAACAACGCCTCCGATGCCACAGGCCCGAATCCCTTCATGATTAATAAAGCTACTGCGCCAAAAGTTGATGGTGAGATCAAGGTCTCTTTTGTGAATTCGCCTCCGGGTATGCGGGTTATGGAAACGCGATCCAGCGGTTTTGATGTCAGCCATGATGTTGGCTATACGCGCTTTGGCAGGTAATGAAAAATTAATCTGTTAATGAGTCCCACTCCGGTGGGATTTTTTATGTACGGAGTTTATATGACGTGGAAAGACAGACTTCAGGACGCGTCATTTCGCGGTGTGCCGTTTAAGGTTGAAGAAGAAAGTGCGGGAACCGGTCGCCGTGTGGAAACACATGAATACCCGAACCGCGACAAGCCCTATACCGAAGATCTGGGAAAAGTCACTTTCCGCCCGTCCATCACAGCTTATGTGGTGGGAGATGACTGCTTTGACCAGCGCGATCGCCTGATTGAAGCGCTGAATAAACCCGGTCCCGGCACGCTTGTCCACCCGACATATGGTGAGCTGAAAGTCTGTGTTGACGGGGAAGTTCGGGTCAGCACATCGAAAAGTGAAGGGCGTATTGTCCGCTTTGACCTGAAGTTTGTCGAAGCAGGAGAACTCTCTTACCCCACATCAGGTGCGGCGACAGCGCAGACGCTGATGTCATCCTGTTCTGCACTGGATGACTGCATCAGTGACAGCTTCAGCGGTTTCAGTATCGATGGTGTGGCGGATTTCGTGCAGAACGACGTTATCGGTAATGCCAGCATAATGCTGGGGTATGTTTCTGATGCGATGAAAGTGGTGGATTCTGCCGTATCGGATGCCGCCAGGCTGTTGCAGGGGGATATCTCGGTACTTCTGCCGCCGCCATCGTCAGGCAAAAATTTCGTTGAGCAGGTGCAGAAAATGTGGCGTACCGGGAAACGCCTTTATGGTAACGCCAGCGACCTGGTCACCATGATCAAAACGCTTTCCGGTGTCAGCCTCGGCAGCGATCTGCAACCGCGCGGCGTCTGGAAAACGGACAGTAAAACCACCGCCACGGCGACGCAGCAGCGTAACGTGGTTGCCAGCACCCTTCGTACGACCGCAATCAGCGAAGCGGCGTATGCCGTCACCCGATTGCCTGCGCCAATAACTTCCGCGGTGATGCAGAATTCCGCAGTGGGGCAGGCAACAACACCCGCGCAGAGCACTGGCTGGCCTTCCGTCACGCATCCGGCACTGAACAATGCACCGGCGGTGAAAAACACGGTTGACCTGCCGACGTGGGAAGAACTGACTGACATTCGCGACACACTGAATACGGCAATTGATAAGGAGTTGTCCCGTACAACCAGTGATGCGCTGTTTCTGGCGCTGCGCCGGGTGAAAGCAGATCTGAATGCGGATATCAACACGCGCCTTGAACAGTCTGCACGGATCATTCAGCGCACACCGGATGAGGTTTTACCCGCGCTGGTGCTGGCGGCGACCTGGTTTGATAACGCGGCGCGTGACGCGGACATTATCCGGCGTAATGCCATTACGCATCCCGGCTTTGTGCCGGTGATCCCTCTGAAGGTGCCAGTGCAATGAACGACAATGTCACGCTACGGGTAAATGGCCGGGAGTGGAATGGCTGGACATCGGTGCGCATCGGTGCCGGTATTGAACGGCTGGCGCGGGATTTCAGTGTGGAGATCACTCGCCAGTGGCCGGGAGATGAGGGTATCACCACGCTTCAGCCGCGCATTAAAAACGGTTCAAAAGTGGAGGTGCTGATTGGTGATGAGCTGGTGATCACCGGCTGGGTGGAGGCGACTCCCGTTCGTTACGATGCCCGTTCGGTCAGCACCGGTATTGCCGGACGTAGTCTGACGGCTGACCTGATTGACTGTGCAGCCGAACCGACACAGTTTAACGGACGCTCGCTGGTGCAGATTGCGCAGGCGCTTGCTGCGCCTTTCGGCATTGAGGTGGTGAACAGCGGTGCGCCGTCGGGTGTTATTCCTGATGTTCAGCCTGATCACGGTGAAACGGTGATTGAGGTAATCAACAAAATACTCGGTCAGCAGCAGGCGCTGGCTTACGACGACCCGCACGGCAGGCTGGTGATTGGCGGTATTGGCTCAACGCGGGCACATACCGCGCTGGTACTTGGGGAAAACATCCTTTCCTGTGATACGGAGAAGAGTATCCGGGAGCGGTTTTCTGTTTACCAGGTGGCGGGGCAGCGTGCCGGAAACGACGATGATTTCGGTGAGGCCACCACCACCGCGCTGCGGGCCCGCACAGAGGACGCATTTATTGCCCGTTACCGTCCGATGTATATCAGGCAGACAGGGCAGGCCACGGGGGCAGGCTGTATTGCGCGTGCTGACTTTGAAGCCCGACAACGGGCGGCGCGGACGGATGAAACCACCTATGTGGTGCAGGGCTGGCGACAGGGTAACGGTACGCTGTGGCAGCCCAACCAGCGGGTGATTGTCTTCGATCCGGTCTGTGGTTTCGACAATACCGAACTGCTTGTTTCGGAAGTCACGTTTACTCAGGACCAGAACGGCACCCTGACGGAAATCCGTGTCGGCCCGCCTGATGCTTATCTGCCTGAACCCGAAGCCCCCGGCGCGCGGAAAAAGAAAAAAGCCAGAGTACAGGAGGACCCGTTCTGATGAGGACGATTGAAGCCATGCAGCGACAACTCCTCGGCCTGATTGGGCGGGCCGTGGTGAAAAGCATCAGTGCCGCCACGAAATGTCAGACCGTGGATGTGTCCCTGATTGCCGGTGAACCCAAAGCAGGGGTTGAACATCTTGAACCCTACGGTTTTACCTCAAGGGCAAACAGCGGTGCGGAGGCGGTGGTGTTGTTTCCGGATGGCGACCGTTCTCATGCGGTGGTTGTTACGGTGTCGGACCGGCGCTACCGCCTGAAAGGGCTGCAGACGGGTGAGGTGGCTGTCTATGACGATCAGGGGCAGTCCGTGACGCTGACCCGGGAGGGGATCGTGGTGGACGGTGCAGGTAAAACGATCACGTTTCGCAATGCGCCCAGAGCACGTTTTGAAATGGACCTGGAAGTGACAGGACAGGTGAAAGACCTGTGCGACTCCGGCGGCACCACCATGTCAGCGATGCGGCTTGCCTATAACGGGCATCGTCACAGAGAGAACGGTCAGGGCAGTAACACCGACAAACCTGATAAAGCGATGGAGGCATGATGGAACTGTGGCTGACGGTGAACGGTAAACGCACCTGCGCCAGCGCACCGCTGGATCCGCTGACCCGCGCCGTGGTGATTTCCCTGTTTACCTGGCGGCGGGCGGAGCCTGATGACAACGCCGACGTCCCGATGGGATGGTGGGGGGATACCTGGCCTGCGGTACAGAATGACCGTTACGGCTCCCGACTGTGGCTGCTTCAGCGCAGCAAACTGACCAATCAGCTGGTGCAGACGGTAAGGGGGTATATCCGCGAATGCCTGCAATGGATGATTGATGACGGCGTGGTGTCCCGTATTGATCTGGATATCCGCCGCACCGGGATTAATGAACTGGGTAACAGTATCACTCTCTGGCGTCGTGACGGACCGGTAATGATTTCTTTTGATGATCTGTGGAGTGCGATAACGCATGGCGGACAGTGAATTTCAGCGCCCGACGCTGGCAGAAAATATCAGTATGCTCCGTAACGATTTATTCGCCAGGCTGGACGTCAGCGACACGCTCCGGCGCATGGATGAAGACGTGCGGGCAAAGGTGTATGCGGCGGCGCTGCATACGGTTTACGGGTACATCGATTATCTGGCAATGAATATGCTGCCTGACCTGTGCGATGAGTCCTGGCTGGCGCGACATGCTGCGATGAAACGGTGTCCGCGCAAGGGGGCCACGGCTGCCAGCGGGTATATGCGCTGGGAAGGTGTCAGCGATGGCCTGAAGGTGACTGCCGGGAGCGTGATTCAGCGCGATGACCTGGTTCAGTACACGGCAACTGCCGATGCAACCAGCTCCGGTGGTGTCCTGCGTGTGCCGATCACTTGCTCAACTACAGGCGCGGTCGGTAACGCTGACGACGGTACGGCATTAATCCTGGTCACGCCGGTGAATGGTCTGCCGTCTTCCGGTGTGGCTGACACCCTTACAGGCGGATTTGATACTGAAGAGCTGGAAACGTGGCGCGCCCGCGTCATTGAGCGGTATTACTGGACGCCGCAGGGCGGGGCTGACGGGGACTATGTCGTCTGGGCTAAAGAAGTGCCCGGCATTACCCGCGCATGGACATACCGTCACTGGATGGGAACGGGAACTGTCGGTGTGATGATTGCCAGCAGTGACCTGATTAATCCCATTCCGGAAGAATCAACGGAAACGGCGGCAAGACAACATATCGGGCCACTGGCCCCGGTGGCAGGCTCTGATTTGTATGTGTTCAGGCCGGTGGCACATACGGTGGATTTTCATATCCGCGTGACGCCGGACACACCGGAAATACGGGCTGCCATCACCGCGGAGTTGCGTTCGTTCCTGCTGCGTGATGGTTATCCGCAGGGAGAACTGAAGGTATCGCGTATCAGTGAGGCGATTTCCGGTGCGAACGGGGAATACAGCCATCAGTTGCTTGCACCGGCAGACAATATCTCCATTGCAAAAAATGAACTGGCGGTACTGGGGACGATTTCATGGACGTGACAAACGATGATTACATCCGTCTGTTGTCGGCACTGTTGCCCCCCGGTCCGGCGTGGTCAGCCAGCGATCCGGCGATTGCCGGTGCGGCACCGTCATTAACCCGCGTTCATCAGCGTGCGGATGCCCTGATGCGGGAGCTGGATCCGCGCACCACCACTGAACTGATAAACCGCTGGGAGCGTCTGTGCGGTCTGCCGGATGAATGTATTCCCGCAGGGACACAGACCCTTCGCCAGCGTCAGCAACGGCTGGATGCGAAGGTTAACCTGGCGGGCGGCATCAACGAGAATTTTTATCTTGCACAGCTTGCTGCCCTGGGCAGACCAGACGCTACCATCACGCGATACGACAAAAGCACGTTCACCTGCTCATCGGCCTGTACTGACGCGGTGAATGCGCCGGAATGGCGGTATTACTGGCAGGTCAACATGCCAGCCGCCACAAACACCACCTGGATGACATGTGGCGATCCCTGTGATTCCGCGCTGCGTATCTGGGGCGACACCGTTGTCGAATGTGTGCTTAACAAACTCTGCCCGTCGCATACCTACGTAATTTTTAAATATCCGGAGTAATCCATGCATCGTATAGACACGAAAACCGCGCAGAAGGATAAGTTCGGCGCGGGTAAGAACGGTTTTACCCGTGGTAACCCCCAGACTGGCACACCTGCCACCGATCTGGATGATGACTACTTTGATATGTTGCAGGAAGAACTCTGCAGCGTGGTGGAGGCATCCGGTGCCAGCCTGGAGAAGGGGCGAAACGACCAGTTGCTTACCGCGCTTCGTGCTCTGCTGTTAAGCCGCAAGAATCCGTTTGGTGATATCAAATCGGATGGCACAGTGAAAACAGCTCTCGAAAACCTTGATTTAACGGACCTGGGTATCGGTAAAAATATCGCTGGTTCTAACATTAACTTGCTTTCGAGCGCAACAAGTTCTGGTTTTTATGCATACGGCGGTAATACAGACCCGGATTTTGGGATTGATTACGGAATGGTGCTAACGTTGTTGTATGATTCCGTATCAAAACAACGAGTGCAGATTTATCTTCCGCTAGCAAATTCTGCTGGAGCAACACCAATCATTCGTGCTGTAACCGGCAACACTACGATTTGGAAGTATAAGCTCTTCTCTGAAAAATATAAGCCAACGCCAGCAGATGTGGGGATGGGGTCTGGTGCGCCAGCTATCGGTGTCCCATTCTTCTGGCCCTCCGCAGCAATGCCGAATACGGTCATAAGCGAATGGTCTGACATGGTGTTTTTAAAATTTAACGGCGCGTCATTTTCTGCTGCGGTATACCCCAAACTTGCACAGGTGTTCCCTGGACTTACACTTCCCGAAGCTCGAGGCGAATTCCCGCGTATCTGGGATGATGGTCGTGGGGTCGATTCAGGAAGGGCATTGCTGAGTACTCAGGTGGATGCCATCCGAAATATCACTGGTGAAGTCGGTTTTGTTCAATATTTTGGGAATACTACAAATTCTGGTGCGCTTTATTCTGGGGGGGCACAAAACTTAACGAACCTCCAGCCAGGCGGAAGCACTGTTGCTCAAAGTATTCTCTTCAGCGCTGGAAAAGACCCATCGGTATCAATTGCAAACGAGAACCGACCGCGCAACATCGCATTCAATTTCCTGGTGAGGGCAAAGTAATGAAACCTGTCTTTGATGAAAATGGTCTGGCAACGCAGGCCGGTGATATTCGTTGTTTTTATTACGATGCAGTGACCATGGAATATGCTGGCTGGTCAGATGAATATATTAACGCTGGCGTCAGCATGCCGGGTAATTCAACAGATGTTGATCCAGGTGAAATGGTTGATGGAAAGGTTTTTATGTTCACGGGCATCGGATGGCGACAGGATGAAGATCATCGTGGTGAAACGGTATATTCAACCGATGATACCTCATCTTCCACTATAGATTATATCGGCCCAGTCAGGAAGGGGTACACAACTGTTGCGCCATCAGGACCATATCAAAAGTGGGACGGCAAAAAGTGGGTAACAGATACTGACGCACAGCACGTTGCCGATGTTGAAGCCGCTGAACAGAAGAAGGCTGCGTTACTGGCTGAAGCGCAGGATAAAATAAGTCTCTGGCAGACAGAATTGCGACTGGACATCATCAGTGATGGGGATAAGGAAAGTCTGATTGCGTGGGTGCAGTACATAAAAGCCATTCAGGCTATAGATACTTCATCTGCGCCAAATATCAACTGGCCCACCGAACCAGAATAGGAACGTTTGGGGAAGAGTTAGATTAAGGGATGAACTAATTGATGATTCATGCTTTTAATTACAAAAGTGTAACTGGAGGTGTATTATGGAAGGTGCGAATAAGCAG